AATTACTCACTGGATTCAGCGTTCGAAGGTATGACGATTATCGGCGATATTGTTGAAGGTATTAAAACCGGGCTCTATACAGATGTCGTCGGTGTTCAAATTTGTTTATTAAAAATTTTCAACTTGTCGTAAACAAAATCAAGGAATTTGGTGTATATTACATTAAACAATTGAAGGAGGTACGCATGGCAAACAAATCACCAACGGCGCGAATTTTATTAGCAGGAAATTTAGGTTACTTAGAAAACCTAATCACTCAGTACGGAGGTTCAACTCCTATCGAACAAATTTACCAAAAAGAAAAGGAAAAACAAAATGACAAACGTTAAACGATTCAAAAAAATTGTAACCGAAAATATCGAACGTGACGGTATCGAAAACCTAATGGAATGGCTCGAACATGAGACCGACTTCTTCACTGCGCCAGCTAGCACTCGCTATCATGGATCTTATGAAGGTGGCTTAGTTGAACACTCATTGAACGTCTATGGCCGCTTGGTATGGGAAATGGAAAATACTGTCGGCGCAGGTTGGCAAGAAATTTATAGCCCTGAGACCGTCGCTATCGTAGCCTTGTTCCACGACCTATGCAAAATCGACCGCTATGTCATTACTGAAAAATGGCGCAAGGACGAAAATGGAGATTGGGAAGCTTATGAGGCTTACGAGTACAATAAGGAAAAAGCTGAAATGGGACATGGAGCTCAATCAGTGTTCTACCTACAAAAGTTCATTCAGTTGACCGAATTTGAAGCCCAAGCTATTTTCTGGCACATGGGAGCCTACGATATTAGTCCTTACGCTACATTAGGTGCATGCAGTGAAACGTTCAAATGGAACCCGCTATCATTTTTGACTCACCGCGCTGACATGGCTGCGACTTACGTTACAGAGAATGAAGCGTTCGTTTACGGCGAAGGTACGGACGAAGAAGAAGTGAAGGTAGAAGAAGAAAAACCAGCTAAAGCTGCGCGCCGTGGACGTAAGACCGTAGCAAAAGATCCTGAACCTGTTGACGAGGACGAAGAGCAGGAAGAGGAAAAACCTAAACCAACTCGACGCCGTCGCAAGAAGGAAGAACCTAAGGAAGAGCCTGAAGTGAACGAAGATGACGACGACGAGGAAGATCCAAAACCTACTCGCATTACACGTCGCAAAAAGACTGCTCCTAAGGATGAACCTAAGGAAGAAGTGAACGAAGACGAGAACGTCGAAGAAAAACCTAAGTCAAGTATTAGAATGCCACGCAAAGGAGCACGCGCAGCGGCAAAACCTGTCGAACCAAAAACCTACTACTTCTACAATCAGGAAGATGACTACTACTACAAGAAGGACGAAAATGAGCCCGACGATCCAAGTGACATCCTTGTCGATGAAGAAGAGTACCTCAATGCTATGTGTCCAGTATTAGAAGAAGACTTCTTCTATGTATTGGACGGTAAAGCAAACGTATTACGCAAGGGTGAACGCTTGCCTGAAGAGTACGATGAAGAGACTTGGGAACCAATTACCGAAGCCGAGTATGAAGAAATGGTAAACCCACCTAAAAAGACTTCTGTCCGTGCTTCTCGTAAAAAACCAACACCTTCAAAACGCTCACGTCCATAAAGGAGGACTGAACAATGTGTAAAGAATGCAAAGACTATCGTAGCAAAAAATTCGGCGCCCGCATTGGTGGCAAAGGTCACGAAGAAATTGAAGTCGAATTTACATTAGGGGGACTTGAAGATATTACCGAAGCTATCACGGAACGTGCTTTAAAGACTAAGGATCCCGAAAATCTTAAACTTGTAGCTTGCTTCGCCCTAGCGTCAAGTCGCCTTATGGATGCTCATAAAGAGACTACTATCGCTGAAGGAAAATATAAAGGGTTCCGTGACGCTATCCAAGATATCGTAAACAAGAACGATCCTGCGACTACATTGAACGACCTAAAAGAGATCCTAACTATCAATGAAAAGGTCGACAATGTACTGAACACGCTACAAGAGATGGGAGTGTTGTAAATGGAACGAATAAAGACGTTATTTCATGTGATCTACGATAACGGTACTCATTTAGAAGTAGCAGCTTTATTCGACACCATTGACGACTATGATGAAGCAGTTGAAGATATTCAGGGTTACATTGATAACCCTGAATTTTATAATCAACGGTGCCTAAGGTTGACACCTTACAACCCGGACATCAATGGTGACGTTATTGCTACCGATATACTACTTCGATTAGACGATATTATTTATGTCGACGCATCGTGTGAGACAATTAAGTATGAGGAACCTAAAGCATGAACGAACAACGCAGACAAATGAACCAACGGATCCTCGACCTAAGAGGAGACTACACAAGAGCACGCGCCCGCATCAATTGGTTATTAGCTAATGACGACAAGGGTGAAGAGTTCGAACAACTTGAACAGTTCGTAGGATACATCGACACGCTTGTCGAGTGCTTCCCAGAGAATCAACGTATGATCATTCGGCTATGTATACTGGACGATATTCCACTAAGCAAGGCAGCGATCGACATTGGGTACCATTATACTTGGGTACTAGCTTTGCGCGATAAGACTGTCCTAGCTTTGGAGGAAGTCCTAGCAGGTGATAAAATTATTAGATCTAAGTTAGGTCTACAAGTGAAGGAGAAATTAGATGAGCTTTATAATTAAGGTAATATTAGTTAGCGTCTTCGTACTGTCCGCATTTTGCCTGACTAGCGCAATGACCTACCTTGTCATAGGCAAGCAGGAAGACGGACGTAGCCCTATCACGTTGTTTTTGGGGTCTGTCGTTAGCGGTATCGCGTTTTATGGGACTTTGGGTCTCCTTGTATACCTGCCATGAAAAACACGCGCAAAATCGCTATACCGACACGCAGAGCGAGCGCACGTCAGGAGAAAAAAGTAGCTCGTCAATTAGGGGGTAAAGTGCAACCTAACTCCGGAGCTACGGACTACTATAAAGGGGACGTCATTACGGACGACATGCTTATTGAATGTAAAACCGTAATGAAGCCTCAAAAAACTGTAAGCCTTAAAAAAGAATGGTTCGATAAAAATGAGCAAGAGCGGTTCGCTGCTAAAAAAGATTACTGTGCATTAGTGTTCGATTATGGAGACAATGGTGAACAGTATATAGCAATGACCTTGCGACAGTTCAATCGAATGATGGAGGATCGACATGAGTAAAATTTATTTCATTGCGCCTGATGGAAGTGTAGTAACCTCGGACAAGTGCTTGGATACACGTGACTATATCGACGTGACAGGATTGGATCCTATTGTACTACATACCGCACTCGAGCTCATATCTCGTAGTGTTGTGGGTGTAAGCAAGTACGGAACTACATTAGCCGAAAATAACAAAGATGACTTCCTGCAGCACGCTAAAGAGGAGGCGCTGGATCTAGCGAACTACCTAACTAAGTTACAATCGCAAAAATAAAAGACCTAAATGAATAGGTCTTTTTACTTGCCTAAGTACGCAAGGGATTGACTTTGAACTTCCGC